CTAAATTTGCTTCTAAACTATTTAATATACCTTGTCTCTTTTTTAAAGTACTATCGATCTCGTTTTCTTTTTTTAACTGATCTCCAAGTTCCTTATTGACATCTCTCAAATGTTGTATTTCTTCTCTTAAATCTTTTTTAGGCATTTGTTATCTCTATTTAAAAAAATCTGATGTTTTAAATTTTTGTAATTTTACAGGTTTCTTTTTTAATCCATATTTTTTAATTTCAGCATTAATTAAATCTTCCAATCTTTGCTGTCCTTTATTTAAATCTTTTAAACCACTTTTAAATTCTTTGTTATTTTTTAATTTTGGGTATTGAGTTAAATATTTTATGATCGTATCAAGAACACCCTCTGATAAGATATTATTTTTATCCATATATGAATCTTTTTTTCGCATAGCATTCTCCTATACTGCTTAATTATTCATATATAAATATCAAATTAGATAAAAATTATTTGTTTATTCTTGGATTTACAAAAGATGGTTTGGCAATTGCTGGTTTCTTTTGTTGGGCTTTTTTCATTTCTTCATTTTCTTTTGTTTTATAGTCATTTAATTTCGTAAAATAAAACTTTCTTAAATATACGGGCATATTATATACATCGGAATGAACAAAACCATTTCCATAATATAAAAGTTGGAATATTTCTTCGTGAATCTGTGGTTTATGCTTCGGTGTTAGGCCAAAAAAAGTTTACGGTCATTGGTATGTCTACCTTGACCGTGTCTCCTTCTATATCTATTTCTTGACTTAAATCTATGTCTGGTGTTACTTTAGTTATTTCTTGTCTTAAACTTAAAGAATCTTTTGACAACATATTTTCAACGAATGAATTTATGACACTTTGCTTAGTTTCGCCATCAACCGATGTTATTAAATATCTCAGTCTCGTTGTCAATTCAGGTATTACTTGCGTACCCAATTTCCTTATCCTATCAAGTTCTACATTAATCATTCTCTCATCTTTGCCAGTCAAAAGTTTAAATGTTATCTTTTGTTCTGATACTGGTAATTCAAAATCAAAATTATTTCCATCAACATCCTTTGGTAGTTTAACAAATGGACAATCTGCAATATTAAAAGTATGAGTCAGTTGTTCCCCTGTATTTGGATTTGTAACTTCACAAACATATTCAGGACCATATGCTAAAATTCTAGCTGCTACCATTACCGCATTTTTATCACCTATAACTAAATCTTCACTCCTTACATCTTTAGTTAAAATTAAAGAATCAAGTAACTTTTCTATTACCAATCCTTTTTTGATAAGATTCTGTGATGTGAGTATATCCTCCTCCTTAGCAGTCATATACTTAATCTCTAACTTACCTTCTCTTAAAGGACTATCCTCAGGATATAACTTACCTTCACTTGGTAAGTCTATAACTTCACTTGGAAATTTATTTTCTGCCATTTTTAACTCCTACTATTTTGATTCAGTTACAGATGCTTTTCTATAATCAGTAACAAGTTTCTTTACTTCACCTACTGCTTTGCGTGCTCTACCACCCGCAGCTTTGTTACCATTTTCTGTAAATGTTCTATGGTTTGTTTGAAATTCTTCCCATAGATTGTTCATTGTTTCATATAATTCGTTTGTGTTTGACATTATTACATTACCCCCCCTATACTTCGGTTGCCCGTCTATACCAACCAAACCAAAATCGTTCTTGTTCTGGTTTCTTGATAACTAAGTTAGCGAATCTTAATACTCGATAGGCTCGTACTCTTTCAAGTTCAAGATTCTGAATTGCTTTAAGTGTTGCTGGTCCTATACCACCATCAACGTCAATTTTTTCTTTGTTTTTAGCATTTGCTGTTCTTTGTAAAACCTTAACCGCTCCACCTTGTCCAAAGTTTACACACATATCAAAATAGATATGTCGTAGATGGGGTGGAACTTCATCACATTTAGCTCTTCGCCAATAATCTGTGTGATATATTGTTTTGGCTTGCTCTTTAGTTAAGTTCTTAATATCCACACTTGGATAAAACCTTTTAGTGATACCATATTTGGTTTCACCGCCTAAATCATTTGGGTCATTTACATACCCACCTTCGTGTTCTAATACTACTTCTATAATCTTATTGAATGTAGTTAACTGAGTTTTTTCTGACATTTTTAATAACCTCTTTATTATATCACATAACATTTTCATATATAAATATATACATAATGAAAAAATCCCCAACTTTTTTAGTTGAGGATTTTAATTCATATCTTATTTTTATTAATTAAAATTGAAGTATCGCATAATCATATCTAATTGTAGCTACAATTTCTACAGGAGCTACATTTTCAAATGACAATTCACCAAAGTTAGCAGCTTGAATCCAAGCACCTTTTAATGACCACTCTTCAATTTTATCACCAACAGGTCCAAGTGTATTTATAACAACATCTTTTTTATAAAAATCAGAATAACCATCACGACCAGTTACAGATTCATGTGATAATCTTACCCATTCCATTACTGCCTGTGCAGCAGATGGTACAATGGGGTCATATAAAGTTATATCAAGTGGTTGCCAGGTTCCCTTTCCAGCTACATATCTTGAAACATTCATGTGTCTTAATTCTACTTCTTCAAATTGAATTTGAGGTCTACCTGATGCTTTAATTGTATAAGACGGAACACCATCAATTGTTAATATGAACCGATTCTGTAATTTCGGTTCAAATGGTGTAAACATTATCTCATTGGCTTCTACTAATTCTGGCATTTCATTTCTCCTAAAAATAGGTTATTTATTCATATATAAATATTGAAAATAAGAAAAAAAAGAACTTAATTTATTAAGCTCTTTTTTATTCAATTAAAACTATTTCTTATTCTGGGAATGTAGCACCAGATGGTTGTATAGTAAAATCTAATACGATAAATTCAGCAGTTCTTGTTGGTTGAATAAATATCTGCCCATATAATATATTTCTATCTATTGTATCCGCAGTATTATTTGATTCATCCATTACTACTCTAAATGCACTTAGTCCAGAATTAGACTGAACTTGTTCCATATAAGGATTAACAATATTTAAGAATCTGCCTCTTGTTTTAGAGTTATTTTGTTCAAATACCAAGAATCTTGATGTTGAAGCAATAAACTTCTTCAATTTAATCAATAGTCGTCTTACATTAACCCTATCAAGTGCTGATGCTTTCTTCTGTAAAGTTTTCTGACCCCACACGACAACACCCTGACCTGGGAATGTAGCAATTGGATTCATATTAGAATTATATAAGTCATCACGATTACTTTGTGTTAGTTTTCTTTCTGCTTGAACTGCAATATCAATTCCACCACGATTCAATCCAGCAGGAGCGAACCAAGGATGAGCAACTTTGTCATTAAACCCATATATACCAGCCATAGCAACTGAAGGTGGCACCCATACATTTCTACCCAAATCAGCATCTGGAATCTGTACCCAAGGCCAATACATAGCTGCATAATTACTATCTTTACCATCAGCTTGAGATGCAGCTGTTGTTACAGCTGAACCATATACTACTGGATCAAGAATTAAGAAACAATCACCTCTTTCTTCTACCGTATCTATTGCTTTTGCAGTAATTGTAGTATGGGTTGCTGATATAATACCAGGAAGTAACAATAAATTAATATCATATTCATCTTGATTTGATAATAAATTAAGAGCTTTCTTATATGCATCTGAACCACTACTTGCAGTTTCAGGATAGAAACCTTGAGTTTGAGTACTTATATTTTCGTAAAAATTGATTGATTCATTAGAACCAGTCTCACCTCCAATAAACAAATTACCAAATGAGTCAAAACCAGTAAACCCATCACTACTTCCTGAAAATGAACCATTAATAGAACCACTACCAACACCCGGAAGTGAAGAAGATAAAGTATCAAGTCTAACATTTCCATTTTCATCTAAATAATCTACAGTTTGATTTACATCAGTAATGTATATATATTTTGATTTATTTGGATATGAACCACTATAAGCTATATATGGTTCAGTTGTCGTACCAGATAATACTGGTTTTTGATTTCCAATAATTTTTTCTACATAATTATTAGCGGTTGGATCTAAACTTACATTATTCCAAGTTTCTAAAATCTGTTTTCTTTTATGAGTATCATTACCCTGCCTAACTAAAAGACTAAATGTTCCTTTTTTAGTATTCGTGCTGGTAACTTCATATCGAATATTATCAGATGATCCACTTTTTAGTAGACCATTAGATCCTATGAGACTTTCAGAAGAAGCGTTGTGAAACATTCGACCATATCCTTGGGTATTAATTCTAAAACTAACTCTAGCATCACTATTCACACTTGCAAGAAAATCAGCTGAACCTGTATTAGCCCCATCTGTACCTCCAGTACCAATAGATCCCGTTGCATTCATAAGATTTTCCCCATTTCCTTCTGCCAATTCAAATGATGAAGGTCCCGTACCGTATGACGCAGAAGGTTGAGTTAATGATCCTGTTAATACATTAGCAAATCCTTGAGTAAATGAGCCCTCGCCAAGTCTAACAACTGTTAATGTACCTTGGTTTTTTAAATATTCTTTAGCAGTTAAGGAAGTTAAGTAAGTATAATTATTAGATCCACTCTTAAATGATGAACCAAATATTTGTGTAAATTGACTATATGAGTTTACAACTGTTGGAATCATATATGGACCTTTGGCTGTTGGTCCGACTATAGCAGCACCTATGTCACCTATGGCTGCTGGTAAAAATGTTTGATCTATTTCGTTTGTAAAAACGCCTGGGGAAATTACTTTTTCACTGGATGGCATTGGGGGTTCTCCTAATTGGTTTGATTATAAATTTGAGTTGTGCATACACTAATATTCATCATATATAAATATATGATTAATTGTCGAAACGACTATTTTTCTTTAATTTATTTGGATTTATTTGGTGTAAAAGTACCAGATTCTAAATCCAAAGAACCATCACCATACTTTTCATTCAAATCCTCAATAAATTTCTGTTCATTCTGTTGAGTTTCTAGAAATTTATCTCTTAAATCACCTGAAGCCTTTTGAGTTGCATCCAATTGTTGTTCCAATCTTAATCGACCAACTTCAACTTGACCGAAAGCTTGTTGTATTCCAACATAAGATGATTGAATTTCTTTGATTTTTTCCATTTCATCTGATGTAAATTTTGTATTTGTATCTGCCATTTGTAACCTCTATTTATTGTTAATTCATATATAAATATATATAATTTTCAAAAACCTTTCATTTTTTTATGAATCTATTTCATTTCCAAATACAACTCTTGAAGGAGTTAATTTCTTCTGTAAATTTGAAATTTTTCCAGTAACAACTGAGTTTATTTCTTCTGGTAATAAATAACAACCCACATTTAAACTAAATGTTGATTTAATAAATCTTTCACCATTTTGGTTCATTTCTGATGCATCAGTTATAGATTCTATGGATGATAAAAACTTATATTGTTCAGAATTACCCCAATATTGATTACTTTGTTCCATAAACATTTCAACTAATAGGTTCATTTGTTCTATAAAGTTAGTCCAAAGAACAAATTCATAA